TGCAAATGCAAATTTTATATTTAACTTTCCTGAAAAAGTAAATAATGTTTGTTCAGGACTTAACTTATTGTTTCCTATATTGAATATAATAATCTTTTTTCGATTTGCTCTACATATCCAACCATCAGGTAATGTAGGATCAATATTTATATTACCTGCATAATGTATTTCTATACCTGCTGTATTAGGTTGATCATTAAAAAGAATAAATTGTCCATTGTTTATTTCTGCATTCATTATGTCTCCAATATTATATTTGCTAACAACACAACATCTAATATATTCATAGCACCATCACCATTTAAATCACCTGCAGGTAGATATTCGCCATCTAATACTAATCCTACTAATTGTACTACATCTAATACATTAACTACACCATCACCATTTAAATCACCTAACACAAAATCATCTTCTGTTGTTAAAAAATCTTGATAGAAATTTGATTGATAGGATCTGCCTAAATTATCAGTTATTCTTAATTTACCTGATATAAGTTGATCAGTATCATTATTTTCTAATGCTTTAACAATTACATAACCATTATAATTATTATCAGGATTGCTATAACTTACAATAGCAAATCTAGGACTTTGTTCTGTATACCAATTACCATCTTCCCAAACTTCTGCTGTCCAATTTTGTGTATCTTGATTGTAATAACCATTTTGCACAACATCTAACCTTATTACAGTATCTTGCTCATATAAAGCATTACTATATGAATATGGATACCATTTTATACTAAATTCATTATTTATGTCTTGTGGATAATCTTCAAAATTAGCATCAAAATCTTGTTCTAAATTTTGTAATGTAGAATTGTATATACCACCATCATCATTTACGTCTGATATTGCACTAAAATTATCAGGCAACATATATTCAGAATCAAGCAAAGTATTTTGTATTAGCCAATTTGGAAGTCCATATTGTAGTCTATGTAATCTTCTTAACTTTACTACTACTTGGTTATTGTTTTTATTGACTTCTGTTATAAAGTAAAATGGATATAATAATTGCCCACCTTTAACTTCGTATGCCCAATATTTATAACCAAGCCCTAATTCATCTGATAATTGATCTATATATAATATATCACCAATTTCTAGATCTGTATATTTGTTACTTAGTGTCATATTAATAATCAAATGCTCATTAATATTTTCCATTAGTAAGTGTTTTTTTAGTTGTTCTGCTGTGTACCTATGTCTTATATATTTTGCTTCAAATTCTTTTGTTGATTCATCTTTTTCTTTATTGTAAAGTTTTTTTATATCATATATCCAATTATCAGGTGTATTAATCATATTATCATATAGAAAATTAGTTACATCACCATAATCATTGTAAACTTTTTGAGATCTAGTATATATAAAATCAGGCACTATCTCATTATATTTTTCTGTAGCATAATCATATTCGTACAAGACTTTATATTGATTATTAACATGTTCTATTTTAGATAATTCAAATCCCCAACTTATAGCATCACTTTTACTAATTCTATAATTTACATCAGTAGAGTTATAAAAAGATTTTAATGTAGTAAAGTCAAATGTTCCATCTGCTGCAAATCTTGGAAATAACTTAGTATTAGTAGATAATTCTTGTATGATTTCTTTAACTTCTTGTTGCTCATTTATAGTAAAAGCCATTCTCCAACCTTGATGTGTTGCAAATGCTTTGTGTGTATTTATTTCACTAAAATTATCTGCACTATAACTTGTTTCACTTGTTATTAAATGTTGAATTACCTCATTTGGTCTTTCAATAGCACCACCTAAACCTATTTCAGGTGTATATAAGTAGTTTTTCCAACCATTTGCTATATAATTATCATTTACTTGTTGTAGTGCTTCATTAGGTGTAAATCCTTGTTCCCAATCGTTATCTGTGCCTACTATGTGATTCATTCTAATAAATGAACTAAATGGATTTATTCTTATAGGCAAATCAGAAAAAATTACAAATATTTCACCGACAGTAACTAATCGGTCTACACTCCATTGCCCATTTTCATATACAGATATATCATTATTTGTGTTTATAAACCAAATCTTATTAGGTACAATAGAAAATGTTGATATATATTCTTGTAAATTAAATTCAAAACCTGCATTAACAATCCAACCTAAATCTCCACCTGAAGTATCTTCATCTGTTCCAAAATTAGTTGAATATCCGATTGTTGATATATAATCCCAAGCATCAAAATTGTTTTCAAAATATGGTATTGTTTGTAATTCCCATGAATTAAATGGACTCCATATAGTTTCATCAGTTTTTCTACCTAATACATTAACATACCAATCTTTTGAATCAGGACTTTCTATAAACACATCTTGTATAAAATGTAAATAATTTAAAGCACCTGTAGTTCTTTGATCGTTATCCCTATGGTCATAACCATGTGTATATAAAGGTTGCCCTACTTTGATTGATTTTAATTGTGATGTTGATAACCACTCTACAACAGGTTCGAAATTATGTAATTTTTGCACTATATTGCTATAACTCTCGTATGTTTCCCCTGTTGGTACTACAGTATTCCAATATTTCCATGTATTTTGTGCTGATGTATCCAAATCTTCTAATTCTGTTGGAAAACTTGTAATATGCAATGGATTTAATACAGGAGTATCTACAGCATCACTCCATAATGCACTTCCTGATATAAAATCAGGGTGATTATTAGATTCATCACCATAAGTTTTATTAGGATCTCTATAATGATACATGTCCATAAATACATAAGTTCTACATTTATGATCAAAACCTAAATCATCTAATTTAAATTCCCAATTTACAGGTATATCGCCACTAAGACCTCCAAATGAAAGTCCTGAACCTGCCCAACATAATGCTCTATCATCATTTTCATTTATGTAATTTAAATAATTAATTGGCTTTAAGTTATATATACTTTGTGTTCCATCACTATTTGGTACATTCCAATTTTTTAATAAATGTGATGTAGTATAATGTCCATAATTTGATTCATCTAAACCTTGATTTCCTAAAAAAGGATATTCTGTAATACTCCAAACATCATAATCATCATGCTCAAAAGGAAAACAAGCATTTGATTGTATTTGATAATTATTTTCATCAAACATTGCAAAAAACCATGTCATTGGGGATTTTCTGTATGAATCAGGTTCAAATATATCATCTTCTTTATAAATTGTTGTAGCAAATAATCTTCCACCATACGTTTCATATCTATTGTCATCATCTTCCCAATTCATTGATGTTCTTCTTGATGTTTTGCTACCACTTATACCTGTAAAATTTCTATGTATTCTACCCATAATTGCTGTAGTCAATTCTAAATATTGATAATTTTCTGATGTTTGTAAAGAATCAACAAATTTATTATATTCATTTGTAACTACTAATTCATTACCTGATTTTTCAAAAAATGGTATAGTTGTGTCAAAATTACCATCTAAATCTGATAATATATCATCAGGTACTGTATTTACTATGTTTAAATAACCTTCATCATATACATATACAGGTGATAATACTTGCATGTGTTGTGCAACAGGTGTTGGATATACAGTATAATCTATTTCAGATTGAATTTGTGTTATATCTTTAGTATCGCAAATTAAAGATGTTAAAGTAGCATTATTTTCTGTATCTGTTGTGAAAGGATCTATTTTTTTGATTACAGGACTTTTAGTTACATGCCCATAAACTATAGGAATTGCTTTGTTCTGATCATTAACAGCATATTCTATTCCTTCTGCTAATTGTGGTATAGTTTTTTCTAATAATGCTTGTGTTGAATCTTCAGTTATAACACTGATACGTTCATTTCTTTGTCTAAATTCTTTAATTGTAGTTTGTGCTAATAATATACAATCATCTAATGATTTACAAGATTGTGTTTTATAATATATTCTAATTGCACAATTAGTTATAAGTTGTAATTCATCTGTAAATCTTGCACCATGAAATTCACTATTGTTTATTTCAATATTAGTTGTTTGTATTCTGAATTTTTTGTTTTCATCATCAATAGTTTGCTTAATACTAGGTGTTTTATTCAGTATAGGTTTATAATATTGCCCATCAAAATATATGTTATTAGTAGAAATAAACAACTTATCTGTATCAGGTATTGTATCTATTTCATCTATATTATCAGATCTTACACCTTTGTATATAATTATAAGTGGTATTGAGGATTGAACATTACCTTGTGTATCTGTTGTAAATCTAGTGCTTTTTTCTATAGCCATTATCTAAAATCATATCCTTGTCTTATTGCTTCTCTTAGTTCATCAATTAATTCACCTTGTACAAAGTCTCTACTAAGTACATTGCCTGTTATCACTATACTACCCCCACCTTGTGGTCCATCTACATTTGCACCTTCAAGTGGTGTTATTTGCACTAACTCAGCACCTGCTTCACCTGCTATGATTGGTGTTGCTTGATCTACTACTTCATTCATACCATATTGTGCAAATCTAGTAGACGTTTGTCCTATACTACCTTTTGTTGCATTTATGTTAGCAATTTGCTCGTCAATTGTTTTAGTTTGTGTTACACCTCTTGCTACTAAACTTGCACTCAATGCTACTGCTTTTGCAATATCTACTGCTGTAGTTGGTGTAGGATCTGTGAATATATCTATAATACCTTTAGCAACATTTGCTTTTACCATCATTTTTTGCACTTTAAGTTGTTCTGCTTTACTTCCTGCTGAAGCCATTGCTATTGCACCCATACTACCTATAACTTGATTTCTTAAAGCACTATCTTGTGCAAATAAGTCTTTTGTTATCGCTTTCATACCTGCACTAAATTTAGCAGCACCTTTTAGTGAGTTGGCTGTGCTTTCAGGTAATTCACTTAATCCTGTATCTACTTTTTCTAAACTTCCACTTAATCCTTCTAATGGTTCAGGTCCATATTTTTCTGAAATTAAACTCAAGAATGTATTCATAGGATCTGTAATCATATCTATTTCTTGTTTTAATCCACTCATATTATTTTTAATGTTTTCAAGTTTTGTAGCATTAGTATCAAAAACTCCATTAAGTGCTTCAGTAGATGTTTTAAAATTATCTTGTTCTTGTGTTATTTGTTGTGTTACTGTTAAATCTTCACCGAGCATATTCTGATAGGCTTTATTTTCTGATAAATTTTTGATTGCTTCAGTATATTGGTCCATAGTTAAATTGCCTGATTGAAATTCTGAAAAGAGTTCTGAAGCCTTTTCTGCTATATGTGTTACAATCGGTGCAAAATTTGTTGCAAACCTACCTGAATTACCTATAGCATCTGCAAATTCTTGGTTATCACTAATTATTGATTGAAAACTAGATTTTGAAGCACCATCTAGTTCACTAAATGCTTTTGTAGCATTTTCACCAAATTGTATAGCAAAATTTTGTGCATTTGTATAAGAAGATGTAATATTTGATATGAGTTCTGTTTGTTCTTCTAATGTTTCATTTAGTAATTGCTCTTGTATTAATTTGTCTATTTTTAATTGTGTTACTTTATTTAAATCTTCTAATTCTTTTCGTAATCTACTATTTGATAATGTTTCAGCATCTATATTGCTTAAAAATTCAGGATATTCTCTTTGTAATTCTCTTATTTGTTTGTTTCTTTCTGCTCTTGGTAAATTTGATGCTATAATTGCATTTGTTGCTACTCTTATAGCATTTTCTTCTTGTTTTAATGCTGATATTTGTGATGTTATTGCATCTTCAGTACCTATAATACCATTGATCATATTTGTGATACCATCAGTAAATGATTTAGCAATAGGTAATAATTTATCTCCTATACTTGCACTTAATCTATCTACTGAATCCATCATATTAGAATATGAACCTTCAAATGTTTCTGATAAAAGTGTTGTAGCACCTGCAACACCTGCAGTTGGATCTTGTATAGTTTCTATCATTGCTTGTCTAAACTCAGGAAGTGTAAGTTTTGTTAAATCTTCAATCCCCTTAAAATCTTTTATGAGAGTTAATATACCACGTTCTCTAAGTACATCTGCTGCACCTGCACCACCTGCAAATGCTCTACCCATTGCTTGTGCTGCTTCTACAACATCTACACCCATAAATGCTGCAAGATCTGCAACTGCTTTAATATTATTTTCTGCATCTACACCAAATGCTTTTAATGAAGCACCTGCTTCTACTACATTTTTAACTGCAAATGGGGTTGTTGCAGCAACTCTTTGAAATGTTTCAAATGCTTTTGTTGCTTGGTTTACTGAACCATACATTGAACGTAACCTAGTTTTAAGTGATTCAAATTGTGAAGCAGTTGATATTGCATGTTTACCTATTGCAACTATAGCAATACCTGCTGCTGCAATACTTGCTTTTAGTGCTAGTGAACTTTTTCCTAACTTATTTTCACTATCATTAAGGTTATCTACTTCTTGCTTAGTCTTTTTAACACCTTGTGATTTAAAATTAAGTACGTATTCGTTTTTTATCGCCATCTTTTTCTTTCTGTCTTTCCTGTGCTAAATATTGCATACAATGATTAGATTCATGCTTGTATATCAAAAATTCATCTACAACTGATGCAGGAGTATTTTCTACAGTAGCATATAGTGGTGTGTTAGATTCTAAAGAATATTGAACTTTTTTGATTCTATTTTGGATATTATGATCATACAAGTCTGTAGGGTTGGAATAAAATAAGTGTGAAACAAATAATGATTCTCCCAAAGGGTACTTGTTAAACGATTTATCATAACATCTACATAATTCTTCATAAACATCTTCTATACTATTAAATTCTATTTCTTTGCCTAATGTAAGGCTTCTTGCTTTGTATGGAAAGGTTGCAAAATCTTTCACCACTTCACAACCTTTATAATAATACCATACATTTAGTCTAAATAGAATCTCATCTACTTTTTTTTGTTTAAAGCATCTCCTATAACCTTGAATAGTTCAATGATTTCTTCATTTGTAAACTCATTAATCTGTTCATCAGTCATATCAGTTCCAACCCTTATGCAGTTTACCATATTAGTAAACATCTTAGGATTGTTTTCCTTTGATACTTGCATCATTAAATCTACAAGTTCACATCTCTCATCAAGATTTATATCTTTTAGAGTGATTTCTTTTTTAGATTCAGTTTTACCATCTCGTTTAACAACAAGATCTATTTTATTACTCATGCTCTCTCCTTGTTATTATGATATTGTTATACCTAACATTTTTGTAGTAGTACCAAGATCATCTGCACCTACAACTGTAAAAGGTATTGTTTCCATTAATACTGCACCACCATTATCAATAGATGGCTCATTTATGAAACATTTATCAAGTGCTATTGCAAAATTAGATGATTCTGCTATGTTAATATCTACTGTATTACTATCGTAGAATTTAGCAAGTAAATCATGTATATCATCATTTCTAATTGCTGTTATTGATCCTGTAACTTCAAATCCACCTGTCATAGCATAACCAAATGGCTCATAACTACCATCAGTTGTGTCTTTATAGTGTATTCTTTCTATTGTTCTATTTACAGATAATTCAAAAGATTGTATTACAAGTTCTTCCAATGCACCACCATTGATTCCTGTAGTACCTGAATTTAGACTTCTTATGTTTTTTGGTGTTCCTGCATCATAGGAACTACTAGAAATAGCATCTCCACTATATTGTGGTGTGAATGCAGTAGCCCAATTAATTGTGCAAACAAGTTCACCACCTTCAGAACCAATATCTTCTGTAAGTGTAAATCCTGTGCCTACACAACCTTGCAATACCATGTGTTCTAATGGATCTGATTCAGATGAATCTGCACCTGCATTTAAAAATCTGAACTCAAATGTTGCTGCACTACTTGCACCATTCTCATAATTTGCATAAGGAAACTCATAAGTATTGTTTAATGTTGCTTCACTTGTAGCCTGTTCAAATACTGCTTCTGTTGCTAGTAATACTGAGGTTGGTGTTCCTCTAAGTGTAGTTTCAAATGTCCACATTTTAGTACCTTGAGCATGATGTCCTTGATTTGCAGTTTGCACAAATGCACCTGCTCTTTGTGCAGAATATTCTACAGGCACTCCTGCTTCAGGAATACTAAATGAAACAGTTTGTAGTTTTGTTAAGCCTGTGTCATTAGGTTGATCACCAACTGTTGATTCTTTTTGATAGAATACTTCTATATTCTGTGTTGGTTGATAATTAGTTGCTTGAGCCATTATTTATCTCCTTCCGTAGTCTTTTTTGCTACTTTCTTTTCTTTTTTTGGCTTTTGTTTACCGACTTCCTCTAAAGTAGCAAATACTTCAGCAGGAATAAGATCAGGAGATGTTATTTCTAAAACACCACCCTCTAACAATGCCTTAACCTTATGTACTCCAAAGTGTTTATTTTCTAAATCTTTGAAAGCACTTGTTGCTTTAAGTTTCATAACTTCTCCTAATTGAAATGGTTATAGTTAGTTAGTGTTAACGTATATTCTATAATATACAAGTTTTCAATATCTTCGTTTTCTGTATCTTGAACATCATAAGTAATACTCTCTATACTTAGTTCTGCCCAATTATCATTGTAAGTTTGTTTGTCTAGTAAATGCTTTTTTAGTCTATCTGACTTCTTTTTTACTGCTTCATTGATTCTAATCTGAGACATATCACATTTATGGTAATATCTCAAAACAACAGAATATGCCCTTATTTCGTAAGCATTTGATGTTTCCACGTTATCACTTGATAAAAGATTAATTCTAATAAATTCGTTACCTCTATCAACAAATTTAGGGCTTATATACACATTCTGAAACTCATTATCAACATATTGCTGTAATGCTTCTTCAATTCTACCAAATGCTACGTTATCGTATGTTACAGCCATTAATAAATTCTCTTTCTTCTAATAATTTTTGCTTGGCTTAAATCATTTCTAATAGAATCAATAGATCTAGTTCCTTGTGAATTGCTTTGTTTTAGAGTGTAATTTCTTACTTCTATATCCCATCTATCATTTTCAGCCATAGAATTACCTTCAAATCTTACATATAAACCATTACCAATATGATCAAGTCCACCTGTAACTTCCCAACCTAGTGTTTCTGCACCATATAAATTGTTACCATCATAAGTTTTAATAGTCATTCTAGCAGTTCCATAAGCACCTGCTGTAGTGCATATAAGTTGAACTCTATCGTATCTCATACCTGTCCATTCACCATAAGTTTCTACTAAGTTCATAGATCCTGTATTTGTTACTTCTATTATATCACCTGATGAATCTGTTTTATCTATCTCAAATGCTAGTTTAAATTGTCCTGCATTAAGTTTATCTACCATACCTGTATTATCAATATTAGTAATCTCATTTTGTATAATTTCTGCTTGTTCATAATCACTACTTGCTCTAAGCATATTAACTGCTGCTATATAACAAGTAAGTTTTACTATTATTGCATCATATTGTGCTGTATCTGTACTTGGTGTATCAGAATGTATAAATGCTTTAGGTATTGGGTTTGGAAACCTACCATCTAGCATATTATTAAGTTCCATAGATGCTCTATATAATTGATTGTTCATAAATTCTTGATAATCACTACCTGATTCCATTGCTAAGTTATTAGGATCTATTGTTTCTGCATAAAACAATAAAGCATCACAACCTGCATTATATAACCATTGGTTTTCTTCTGTCCAAGTTACACCTATATAAATATCTGTATTTGTTGTGTGAGTAGCAGTAGTAGTTCCTAAAAATCCTCTTTCTACTGTAATTGTGTTTGATGATATATTAGTTATAAGCATTTTTTCACTATCTATTCTGATTATATCACCATAAGCAAACACAGTACCATCTACCACATCTATAGCAGTTTCTACTATATCTACTGCTTCATTTGTATTTGTAGTAGAATCAGTATAATTCTCAGTTTTTTGATATGGTGTGAGATCTTGTCCATCTTTGAATAAAACTTCTACTAAACCTGTATTATCTGCTTCATATAATTCAAAACCACCATGAGTAAACAACTGATTAAAATTATAAACAGGTGTTTTATTATCACTCATACTAACTAAATGAGGAAAGTAATCCTTAAAGTTTGCTTGTGAAGCATAAGTAAATGTTGTTGTAGCCATTAATTTCCTCCTATACGAATCCTAATAATTCAACTTCTGCATTGATTTTTGAGTTTACTGATCTAGCAGATATTGTAACAATACCATTTTCTTGGTTGCTAGTTGCATTAAGTCCACCACTATGAGCAGAATCATAATTGAAACTTGCTACAAATTCAGCACTTGCAGGCCCTGTAAAATCTATTGCACCTGTTTCATAGTTTATAGTACCACTTGCTTCACCACCTAGTATGTTACCTTTACCATCATCATAACTAAATGCACCGATATTGGTTTGTGTTATATATGTGTCTTTTGTGTAAACTACGTCATCAGGTAATAATGCAGGTACTGCTGTTTCTACATCTGCTACTGCAGGAAATATACCTACTCCCCAAATATCAGTATCACCTCCTGATGAATCAGATAATGCTACTGCACTTGCTCTTGTTCTTTGTCCTGATGTGAATCTAATATCACCATCAACAATACCTACTGTTAATCTTTTGTTTTTTAAATTACCTGAAGAAGCATAATAAGCAATGTCAAATTGTGCTTGTATTAGACTTAATACTTTTCCTACTGATAAATCAGAAGCATCTGTTGTTACATCTACATCATAAGCACTTCCACCATCTACTGCTACTTGAAACTGATATGCAGTTGAAGCAGTTAATCCTGAATTACTTGCACTTGTTACACCACTTAATCCTAGTTCTTGGTAGCCATTATTGTAAAACTTCATAGCAAAAGATCCTTTTACTATACCTGTTGGATATGTCTTGCTTCTACCATATCCGAATAAGTTTTGCATACCAAATCTTCCTGATGAGTTAGTTTGTGTATGTGTAAAAGCATCATAGTCTGAATACTTATTGAAAAAAGGAAATCTAACTACAACATCATCAGCATGTGAAGCAGCAGTTGAGCCATGTAAACCACGTCTTATTGTCAAGTCATTAGTTGATATAGCAGTAACTTCTACAATCTCATCTTCTAATCTTAATAAGTCGCCAACTCTAAAGAAATCACCATCATCTACACCTACTGTTGTATCAGTTGTATTTATACCACTAGCATCATCTATAAGTATATTTCCTGTAGCATCATTAGCAGGTCTATATAAATTACCACTATTTACATCATATCCACCTTTATTATCAATAGTTTTAGCATTACTTGCAGAAGCATCTGCTGAATAACCTATCATGTACTGATTAGGTATTACCATATACTCATTAGCACCAAGTAATTGTGTGATTCTTAAATCTTCTGTGTATTGATCAATATTACTGCTATCATTAAATTCATTTATATGAAATTGCAGTTCTACACCTACAGAACTATTATTCTTTAAAACTAATAACTTAGATCCTTTCAATGCACTTGCATTTGTTTTGCCTAATGTTGCTAGTTGTATAAATCCATCTGTATTATCTACTACGTTTATATTTTGATACACCTCAGTATATTGATCCTGCATTGTACAATCATAGGATTTGCCTGTGGTTGTTGTTATTTCTAATTTACTATTTAAATTCGCCATTTCTTCTCCTATGCTATATGATACTTGACTTGTACCTGAATATTAATATCGTTAGTGTTTGTTTCGTTTTCTACAAAACAAGCAATTACTTTACCACTTGTTACACTTGAACTTTGTATTGTTAAATCTGTTGATTTTATAACACTTCTATCTACTGCTGTTGCTTGTCCGTCTGCTAATACTGTTCCATTAGATAAATTACCATCATTTGTTGTTCCATCTGCAACCATATCATAACTCATTAAGTGATAGTTATATACACAATCTGCATCTGAATCATTACTTGCTAAAACTTTAACTGCATCTATTGTTATATTAAAAGGAACAGGAAAAAGCATAGTTACAAGGTCGTCAGTTGTTGTTGTTTTATCTACTGTAGTATCAGGGTCTGTGCCTGTTCCATTTGTAACTTCAGCAGCAGCACCTACTGCAAATTCAGCCATACCATAAAGAGGCACAAAATAATGTGTTCCTGCTGTAGGCACTATTCTATAAGCACTAAAAGTCAATAACTGTGTAGTAGCACTTACTTGTGATGTTCCTACTTTGACTAATGAGTTATTTGTATCTACAATAAATAAATTAGTATTATCGGCTGTATTTACTCTAAATGTTGCAGTAGTGTTAGCACTAGGATTTATTCTAGTTTGACTATTGCTTACGTTTAAACTAGATGATGTGCCTTCTCCATCTTCTACATTAGATAATGTACCTGTAACACCATTTGTTTCATCTGCTACTTTTAATAAACTTTTATATGTATTTGCTGGACTTTTACCTGCTAAACTTCCCATTTAATCTCCTTACCCTGCATCTGCACCTCCTGTTGGGTTACTTAATGAAAACCAAGACGTTCCATTACAGTATAGTGTATATCCACCATAACCTACAACTCTTTCATCTGCACCTGTTGTTAAAAAAATATCTTGTGAACCACCACCCTCATTGTGTTCTAATTGTATAAAATTTGCTGTATTAGTTTTAACTATGTATAATATTTGTCCTTGTACGCCACCTGTAAATCCACCTATGATCACATTATTACTTGATGTATCTACTTCTAATACTGTAGTATCTGATACATCTATATTGTCTGTAGGTCCTGCCGTACTAAATGCAGTATGTTTATATGATACAGTACCTTCTACGTCAAGTGTAGTAGTAGGACTTGTAGTACCTATGCCTAAATTACCTGCTGTTGTTAGTGCCATTTTATCATTACCTGCAATTTGCCACTTATAACCATATAATCCTGAACTATATGTAGAATCCCAACCTA